GTTGATTTATCGGCGGCTACTGATCGCTTACCTCGGATACTGCAAGCCAGAATCATAAATAGATTATTTCATAATCTTGGAATGAATGGATCCGAGATAGCTAAACGATGGTTATCCGTCGTTGACAGATCATACGTAACCAAGGATTCACTGCTGGAACACAGTGCTCCAGAAGTAAGGTATGAAGTTGGTCAGGGTATGGGCCTGTTCAGTAGCTGGTCATCCATGGCTTTACTTCATCACTACATCGTATCTGAAATATGTAATGTAAGTGTAGATAGATACTCGCTTGTTGGTGATGATCTTCTAATGCGTGACGCTCTCCCGGAATATGCTAAGTATGTTGAATTTATGACTGAAATAGGCGTTACTGTTAATCAAAACAAAACGCTTGTTTCAACACAAGCTCCGCATACTATAGAGTTCGCGAGAAATTATATTATTCGCGGACATAAAATAAACCCACTGCCTACCGGCGTAGTATTTGCCTTCTACGATGGTAAGCTGTCTAACAAGGAAGTATTTTACAACTTCCTTGGAACGTTTCATTTTATAAATCCTCGGGCCTTGATAGATTATCTAGGGATTACAGATAGCCGAGATCTGCATATCCTAGCATATTTCTTATGGAGAGAGAGAGCAGTAGACGATTATGCAGTATTACACGATTTCCTAGCCCATAAAGGGCACGCGTTACGTATTACAGAAAGCCAATTCCAAAGCATAAAGGATATCTGTACTACGTCACTGGATCCTCCTTACAAACGAAAGCAAATAGATTTTATCGAATCCCTTCTATCTCAGTGTACCATGAGACGTGAAGAAGATTTGGCTAAAATCGCCTCTCTCGGCGATGACTTCGCAGCGCTCCGTTTCTCAGGCGATGAAATCGTAGATTACAGTGAGGTTATGAGATACCGTATATTGAACGCTCAACCTATCATTTACCTTCCAGGGTTTGGAAACCCTACAACAACAAAACGTGAAGCGCGATTAATATCAGACTTCCTTATTTACCTAGACATTGCAGAAAAAGAAAAAGAACAGCTTGAAATGCAGGATTAGTATCACTATCTCACTGTCAGCGTGCACGTGCTGGCCAGGCAGGGCGAAAGCCCGGCTTGAAGAGATCTAAATGATCTCGAAAGCCTGTGAGTAGTAATACTGGACATCCAACATCCAGGGAGTTCCTGAATCAGCAAGCCGAGTATAGTTAGATGGCAACTAAC